ATGGCAACGAATTCCGCGAAAGCAGGGCGAAAAACCGACGGCGCGAAGAAAAAACGGTCGATTACGGCGACGGCGAACTACCGGAAACAGCGCGTGACCTTCAAGAGCGCCGCGGACGCCTGGTGGATCATCAACCAGCGCCTGCCGAACCCCGACATCGTCCTGCGGCGCAAGAGCGCGTCGATCACGCTCTACCGCGAACTCCTTGCCGACTCGCATCTCGGCGCGGTCCTCGAGTCGCGGGAATCAGCGACCCTGGCCTACGACTGGCGCATCGAACGGGGCAAGTGCCCTGTACGTTTGTACAGTGCCATCGAGAGGTGGTTCTTCTCGATCATCGAACGAAAAATGTGCGTCGAGGATCTTTCCCGGGACGAAGTCACCGCGAACCTCCTCGATGTCATCTACTGGGGCTTCCAGCCCGCCGAACTCACCTGGGACTATGTCTACGGCCTGTGGCTTCCCGTGCAGATCACCCCGAAGCCGCCCGAGTGGTTCCACTTCTTCATCAACGAGGACGGCCACCCCGAACTGCGATTCCTGTCGAAGACGGAGCCCATCAACGGCGAGGCGCCGCCCGACGAGTTCACGCTGATCTGCCCCCGGATCAAGCCCTCCTACATCAATCCCTACGGGCGCGGAGTCGCGCAACGCTGTTTCTGGCCGATCGTCTTCAAGCGCGCCGGGATGGAGTTCTGGCTGAACTTCCTCGAACGGTTCGGCATGCCGTGGGTGAAGGGCACGATCGAAGGCGCCGCGGACCAGACGGCCATCGACTCCTACCTCACAGACCTCAAGACGCTCGTCCAGGACGCCGTCATCGTCGTTTCCGGCGGCAAGGAACTCGAGATCCTCGAAGGCAAGAGCAGCGGCCAGCGATCTGCCAGCGGCTTCCGCGAGATCTGCGACTTCATGGACTCCCAGGTCACAAAGACGGTCCTCGGCCATGTCCTTTCCACGGACGCGGGCGACAAGGCCTCCTACGCGGCGACCCGCGGAGCCATGACGGTCCGCGACGACATCCAGAAACGCGACATGACGATGATTCGTTCCGTCTACAACGACATCATCAACCTGATCTTCATCCGCAACGGCTTCATGTCCGCGGAACGGCCGAAGGCGGTCGCCTACCACGCCGACATCATCGAAACCGATCGCGCGACCCGCGACGAGGCGCTCAGCCGCGCCGGACTCCGCTTCAAAAAATCATACTTCATCCGCGCTTATCACATTGAAGACGACGACATCGATGTCGTCGATCCCGACGCGCTGCAGGCGACCGGACTGCCCGGCAATGAAACCAAGCCCTCGAACGTAGTCGACATCAAGAAAGAGAAAACCGGCCAGGCCGGCAAGTGAGGAGGACCGCCATGAACCCGTGGATCGAAGTCTTCAGGACCGGGACGCACACATCCGGAAACGGCATCACCAAGACCTACACCGAGGACGATCTCACGCAGATCGCCAAGACCTACAACGAGCAGAAGGCCCACGAAGCCCCGCTCGTCATCGGCCATCCGAAGACCGACGACCCGGCGCACGGATGGATCAAGGAACTGAAGGCCATGGGCACCCGCCTGTACGCCTTCACGGACAAAGTCGACGACTGGACACAGGATTCCGTGAAGAAAGGTGCGTTCAGGAAGATTTCCATCGCGCTCTATCCGAACGGCCTGCTTCGGCATGTCGGATTGCTCGGCGCCACCCCTCCGGCAGTCAAGGGGCTGGCTCCCGTGCAGTTCGGTGAAGATATGCAGTTCGACGAGTTCGCATGGGCGACCGACGAGTACCGGATGCCCACCGTGGGCCGTCTGTTCAGTGCAATCCGTGACTTCTTCATCGAGAAGCACGGCATTGAGGCTGCCGAGAAAATCCTTCCGAGCGACGACGTCAATCGGCTTCAGGGCCCCGCAGACAGCACCTATCTCCCCGAGAAGAACGCCGATCCGTTGCTCGCTCAGACACTCAGACAAGAACTCAGACCTCAGGAGGAAGAAATCATGGACGAAAAACAGATCAAGGAAATGACGAAAAACATTGTTGCCGCCGTCTCCGACGCGTTCACCGCGAAGTTCACCGAACTCGACGGCAAAATCTCCGCCGTCCAGACGGCGCAGAGCACTTTCGTCAAGGAATTCGCGGAGCAGGCCAAGGCCGCGGAAGTCCAGCGGAAGAAAGACGCCCAGTCGCAGGCCGTCGCCGAGTTCAGCGAGTTCTGCGAATCGCTCATCAAGGACGGCAAGGTCCTGCCCGCCGAGAGAGACGGCCTGATCGACCAGTTCAAGGATCTGTACCGGGCCGACGGCGCAGTCGAGTTCGCCGAGGGCGAGCAGAGCCTCACCGCGAAGTTCAAGGCACGCCTCACGGCTCGCGAAGCCGGCCGCAAACCGAGCGGCAAGCCCTTCGCGAAACGCGAAGACGCCGCCCCCGGCAAGAAGCAGGACATTCCGGCGACCTTCAGTGAAGTGAACCCGGACAAACTCGCAACCGACCATCTCGCGATCGACCAGGAAGCCCGCGAGTACGCCGAGAAGCACAACGTCACCTACGAAGTCGCTATCGCGGCCGTCACGGAAGGCTGATCCAACGCCCGCATGCGTTCACTTTCCACTCAATGACAGGAGGAACTGAATCATGTCTCTGCATACCGAAAAACCCATCCTCAAGGAAACCTACGTTGCCGCGAGCGCGATCACCAAGAGGCGCTTCATCCAGGCCTCCGGCGCCCAGTGCAACGCAATCGGCCAGATGGCGATCGGCGTCTCGGGCGAAGAGGACTGCGACAGCAGCAAGGAGTTTGCCGTCACTACGATCGGGACCGCGCTCGTCGAAGCCGGCGAAGCCCTCGATGCCGGCGATCTCGTCACCACAAACGGACTCGGCAAAGCGGTCGTGGCCGGAAAGGGCCACTACGTCAACGGCGCTGCAGTTCGCAGCCAGGCGCTCGCCGGTCAGCTGATCGAAATCCGGCTCGGCGGACACCAGATCTCCACGGTGCCGACGACGACCTCGACGACGACCACCACGACCACGAGTTCGTCTTCGACGACCACGACGACCGCGTAACCGCTGCGACCGATCGCAAGCACTGAAACTCAAGGAGGAACCGAATCATGTCTACCACGTTCTTCGAACACGTTACCGAAGGTGTCAGTGTCCCCCTGACGACCCTGGCATCCGGCTATAAGCCTGTGGGCCTCATCGGAACGCAGGTTTTCCCCGTCGCCAAAAGCATGACCAAGGGCGGCAAAATTCCGATCTTCTCCACGGACGCCTTCAACATCTACAACACCCTGCGCGCCCGCGGTGCACACTCCAACCGTGCCGGGATGTCTCCCGACTCCTGGCTCACGTTCTATTGCGAGGAGCACGACCTCGCGATCCCGCTCGACAAGCGCGAGCTCGACGAGCTCAAGAATCTGCCCGGCGACAAGGTTCTCAAGGCCCTGTTCAACCTGGAGAACCGGCAGCGCCGGCGCGTCCAGTGGAACATGGCCCTCGAGAAGGAGCAGGCCATCGCTACCATGGTCCAGGCGACGGCCAGTTACGGGACCAGCACCAAGACCCTCGCGGGGAACGAGTGCTGGAGCGAACAGGCGACCTCCGATCCCGTCACGGACATCGAGACTGCAAAGTCCGTCATCCGCGGCAAGATCGGCGTGTACCCGAACACGCTCGTCCTCAGCGCCCTGACATACGAGACGCTGAAGTTCCACCCGAAGTACACCGACAAGATGAAGCTGACGAACGACAAGGTCGTCATGCCGTCCCTCATCGCCGCGATGCACGATTTCAAGCGCGTCATCATCGGCATGTCGATGACCAAGGATTCGGCCGGCGCCTTCGTCGACCTGTGGAGCGACAACGCGATCGTCTGCTACATCCCGGAGACCGAAACCCCGGACACCGACGAGCCGTCCTTCGGCTACACGATCGTCCCGAACTTCTCCGCGACCCCGTATCCCTACGTCGACATCTTCACCGAGGAAGGCGGCAAGATCGTCAATGTCCGCTGCACGGACATGTACGATCTCGTGTTCACCATGGCCCACGCCGGCTACCTCATCAAGAACACGAAAAAGTAAGGATGGCCCATGGCTGCCTACTGCGATCTTGAGGATATGAAGAAACTGCTCCCGGAGGCGATGCTCATCAATTTGTCCAACGATACGGCCGGAGCCACGGCCGTCGATCAGGACAACATCGACGAGGCGATCGATCAGGCCGATCGTGAGATCGACGCCTATCTTCACATCGCCGGGCACAGCGTTCCCATCGATCCGGTTCCCCCTCTGGTCAAGAACCTTTCGGCCAAGATGGCGATCTGGAATCTTCATCTCCGCAAATACTTCGACTCGGACATCTGGCGGGAAACCTACAAGTCCTGCATCCGGACGCTCGAGCGGATCGCGGAAGGCAAGCTGAGCCTTGCACCGACAACCGAAGGTGAAACGACTGCGGCTTCAGGAGGCCACGGCACTTGGAGCCGCAGTCAGAAATTCACCGAAGACCTGATGGAGGAGTTCTGATGCACACGCTCCTCGATCGTGGAGTCACCGTTCTTGCGATCTGCAGCCGCCTCAAGGCCGCAGTGCCGGATTTCAAACTGGTCAAGCCCTATGAAGGCGAGATCGACCGGTACAGCAAGAAGACTCAGGTCAAGGAGCCGATTTTCCCGGCGCAAGTCAGCCTGACGACTCCGTTCGCGCTCGTCATTTCGAAGGACCGGCGGGCCAGGACGGAGAATAACGCGACGAAACTCATCCACGAAATCTCCATCTATGTCGGTGTGCAGAACACGCACAACTTCTCGGCGCTTACGGCTCCCTCGGCGTTCGCGCTTCTCAACAAGTGTGTCCTCGCGCTGCACGGCGGAAAGTTCGGCGGCAACAGCGCCGGCGCACTGCTCCTGGAAAGCGATGGCGAGTACCTCATCACCACCGACTTATTCACCATTTACGATCAGCGTTACTACCAGAAGGAAATTGGACTTTAAGGAGGTTCAATATGGGCGCACCCCGCACTCCCCCGCATCCCGACAACTACATGATCGGGAAGGGCATCGTTCAGATCGCCAAGTACACGGGCGGCGTCATCGGCGCTTTTTCCGATGTCGGAAACTGCCCGCGTTTCGAATACGAGCCGACGCAGCAGGAAATCGAGCATTTCTCCTCGCGCCAGGCCAACAAGGAGCAGGATGCCGCGGTTGTCATCCAGAGCGGCTACAACATCGCCTTCACGCTGGACGAAGTCGCTGTGGAGAACCTGCGGATGTTTCTCGCGGGCTCCCTGTCCGGGACGCGGATCATTTTCGCGAACCAGAATGTCAACCAGCTTTACGCGATCAAGTTCACCGCCGACAACACGGCGGGCCCGAACTACAACTATGAGTTTCACAAGGTGAAGCTCACCCCGCAGGGGGCCTTCTCGCTCATCAGCGACGAGTTTACCTCGCTGTCGTTCAACGGCAAGGGCCTTGCCGACAGGGCCGGCCATGCGACGAGCCCGTTCTTCACGGCGACGGCCGACACGACCACCACGACCACCACGACCACGGCGACCACGGCGTAACAGTTTTCACCACCGAAACCAACCGCGCCGGGAGGAGCAGCCCTCCTCCCGGTTTTTTCAAAAGGGGCACTTATGTCGCGACAAATCGAGCAACTCAAGATCGGAGACCGGGAGATCATCGTCAAGGAACTGATCGTGAAAGAAGTGAAGTCGCTGTGGAAAGACCTCACGACGCCGCCGGAAACCGGCCAGGGGCTTTTTTCAAACGACTTCCTGAGAAAGAATTGGGAGATGTGCGTCAGCGGAATCACGCTCGACGAGCTCGATGAACTGACGCCCACCGACGTCAGGAAAATCTACGACACTTTCGAGAAGGTGAACCACGTTTTTTTCGCCTTCGCGCGCCAAGTTCAAGGCGAAAGCGCAGCCCTTCACGCGATTCGCCAGGGGATTCTTCTGGACTTGAGTGCGCGGTTTGCCGGCTCATTGAACGCGGACATGCCGGAGCCTGGGAGTACGGATACAGCTTCTTCCTGACGGCCCTGAACGAGTCCTACAAAAACGAAGACGCCCTCATCAAGAGGCTGAGCAAAACGATCGCCATTGCCGTCCGGGTAGCGCACTACGCAAAGAAGTCTGAGTTCGAAAAATTCCTCCGATAGGGAATGACAATGGCGAAAGACATCCGCGACATCGAACGACAGCTTGACGAAGAACGCAAAGCCGCTGACAGCGTAAATCAGCGGCTTGATAATGCGCTCACAAAGGCACAGGGCATCAAGCAGTCTCGAGACGAGCAGATCAAGAAGCTGCAGGACCTGGAAAAGGCACTTACCTACAAGGGTTCCGAAGTCGGCAAACTGGATCGCATCTTCACGGCGCTCGGCGCCCTGTCCACTGGTTCGGCGTCAAAAGCGACGGCGGATTGGATCGGCTCCCTTCCCGAAAACCAGCAGGCGACCTTCGACACGATGCGAAAGCAGACCGGCGTATTCATCAAGGAATACGTCGACGGCGTGCAGAAGGATTTTCAGACTGCCTTTACAGGGAAACAACAGCGATCGAAGGCGCGGGAATCCTACGCCGATATGTTCGGACCGGCCGGGATCCTCATGGATATGACGCTCGATCCGACGATGTTCGCGGGCGGGCAGATCAAGACGGGAACGCAAGCCATTACCGCCGGAGCGTCCAACATCGTCCGCGCACTTGAGCGCGAGCTCCCGGCCGTCGAGAAGGTCGCAGACACCTGGGGGCGGATGTGGAACATCTTTCAGGGCGTCGAGAAGAACCCCCAGTTCACAGGCCAGCTCACCGCGATCAAGGACGCTTTTCGCGTCGCCGCGCATACCGGGAACTACACCGGCTTGCGCCAGTTCGGGACAAAGCTGGAAGGAACCGGCAACGTAGCGCTCCGTGGACTTCGCAACTACGATTTCGCGCCCGAATTGAAGCAGCTTTTCGAGCAGGCGTTCATTGCCAACAAGCAGGGCCCGTCCAGCACGTTTGGAAAGGGATGGATGGGCCTGCAGTCCGGATACAAGCAGTATGTTACCGGAGCATTCCCAACATTCCATCTCCGGAACCTTTTCGACGGAGTCATCAAGAATGCCGGTGTCGAAGGGGTTGGCGCGCAGGACTATTTCAACGCGATCAAGAATTTCAATTCCCCGCTCTACAAGGAACTGGGCATCTCCGGACAGGTCGGTCAGATCGGCGGCGCCGGCCAGTGGGGGACCAACCCCTGGCAGTGGCTCAAAAATGCCCCGTCCGCAGTATCCAATATCGTCGAAACGCTTTCCCGTGCCCCGCTGTTCGAGAAGGAACGGCGTCTCGGCGCATGGGCGGGCAAAGCCGCGGAGAAGACCGAGAAGGTCCACTATCAGTACAATTCCGCTTACGACACGCCCTTCATGCGTTCCATGGACCCGCTCGACATCTGGCGCAAGTTCACGATCGGTCAGGCTGGCTACTGGCCCGGCGCATTGGCGGCGAATATCCCGAAATTCGATCTCTATGGCAAGGCCTATGAAGCAACGAAGCCCGGTCCCTGGAAGGATCAACCCTGGAAGAAACCCGGCTATCTCGACGGCATGTATATGCTCGGCGGGTATGGCGGTTTCGGATCCTCCGCGGAAGATGCGCTGCGGCTTTTCACGGGCGACTCGAAAGCCATCACATCGCACCTGAATCCGTTCATCAAAACAGGGCTTGAAGGGATCGCCGACTACAGCTTTTTCCGCGAGAGATCCATTTCCGGCGACAAGGGCGCGGGGCAGTACAAGCACGCGAATTCCTTTTTGCAGTCCATGGTCGGCTACAATGCCGGCGCGGGGACGGTGGACCCGTGGGAACGGTGGGGGACCGAACAGGTAGGACAGCGATTCCTGTCGACGTACCTCAATGCCGTCGATCCGAAGAAACCCGGCACAAACCTCTGGTGGCCGGTCAAGGATTACTCCCTTACCGGTGCGCAGAATACCAATCTCTACCAGATGGAGAATCCGATCGGCGGCAAGCCGGGATTCCTGAACAACCTCATCCGAAACTGGTCGATCGGCTCGGCCGAAGCGGCGTCTTTCTACCCCGCGGGCGGATTCGGCGGCGGCAGTGGACCGGACGTCCCGGTTGATCCGGTTCTCGCGCGTTCTGCCAAGGCGAGAAAGCAGTGGGCCGACGCGACCGGACTGCCCATTGGCGAGTACGGCAAAACGATCGCCCTCCAAGGCGCACCCGGCGATTCCAAGATGATCCTCGATGCCGGTACGAACCTCGGCAAGGAACTGGCCAAGCAGCTTCTCATTCAGGGCCCCGACATCGGCAAGAACTTTGCCGACTCCATGGTGGTCCAGCTCAAGACGAAATCCGCCGAAACAGACGCCTGGGTAAAGGCGGGCGCGATCAGCGACCAAGACCGCAGGGCCCTGCTGGAAACCATGAAGAACGCGGCCATGTGGACCTCTCCGCGCGCAGCCGGAGGCGAAGCGTACTATTCCGGCAACGACCTGATGAAATACCGCCGCACGCTCGGAACGACACCTGGCGAACAGGCGTTCAATCGTGCGCAGGAAGAATACATCCAGTTCCTTTCGAAGACCTCCGACATCCGGAAGTCAGGAACCGGCAAGTCGAGCAGATCGATCCAGCAAGCGCTATCTTCTGAAATTGCAGGGACCAAACAGATAGCAAGAATGAGTTCATGGTCAGATCCGAATGCTGTCATCATCCAGATCGCCGAACTCAAGGAACAAGCCGACCGCGAGATCGAGGAGGTCGATCGGAAGGTGCAGTCTGCCCTTGCCGCCACGATGCAGGAGATCGCGGACGCGGAAATCGACGGCATTCAAAAAATCGAGCGGCAGCGCGCCGCCGCCGTGGCGAAATTCGAGTCCAGCGAAGAAGCCCTGCTTCTCAAAAGAGAGAACAAAACCGAGGAAATCGAAAAGCGGATTGACGCGATCAATGCCACCTATGGCCGCAAGAAACAGGAACGCATCGCCCAGGAGGCCAAGGCCACCGCGGACCTTCTGGCTGACTCTTTGAAGGATCAGACGTCGGCCGCGATCGAATCGCTCAAGATCATCTATGAGCGCGGCGGGATGACCATTCCCGACTATTACTCGAAACAATCCGTCGCCGTGACGGATCAGTTCCGTGGATCCGGCCTCAGTTCGATCGAATCCTTTTCCGCGAACCTGAAAACGCCGAACGCGGCGCTCGACGCCCTGCGCGACCAGCTTCTGCAGCCCGGCATGTCGATGGGCGATGCCGTCGCGAAGATGACCGAGGTCTATGACCTCATGAAGGGTTCCCTCGATCAGGGCGACGTTGTCAAGCTGACAGAGGCCGCGAAAGGCTTCGCCAATCTCCTCAACGGCCTGAAGCAGGCAGGCGAGAAGATCAAACTGGACACGCAGGCCGACACCCTGAAATTCAACGCGGGCATTGCCGAGCTTTCCAAGTATTCGAAGCAGACTCTTCTCGAGGCCTACACGCAGTCCGGCGCCCCGACACTGGGGATCGGCTCGTTCGGCGCGGGCGGTGGCGTCACCTGGAGCCGCAAGCACTCTCCGTTTGCCCCGGCCGGCTTCAATACGGCCGAGGAAATCATGAACATGCGGCTTGGGGCCTTTGACGAAGAGACGTCAAAATTCATTTCCGCGAAGGCTTCGGAACTACCGGGCGGGCTCGACATCCGTTCCCGCAGAGGCAGTGAATCGGCAAGCGACTATCTGGCGAGCACCGAAAGTCAGCTTCAAGACCGGAAGGCCAAACTCCAGGAATCAGCACTCTCCGGCCTCTATAGCGAAGAGGAAATCGCTGCGCTCGATCAGGGCATCAGAGCGGCAGACTCCCTGCTCGACGCGATGGCCGCGCGCCATGTGGCCCGCAACGCCATGATCGTCCAGAACGAAAAACAGGCGCAGAACGAACGGCTCCAGGTAGCCGCCGACATGGCATCGATGCTCTCGCAGACGGCGCAGATGATCTATGAGCAGTCCGGAAAGCAGTCTGCAGCGGCATTCTATGCAATGAAAGCGATGGCCCTGGCCGAAGCCGCGATCAAGGGAACCCAGGCGATCATCAATTCCTACGAGGCCGGATCGAAGATCAATCCCTACGTTGGCGCAGCATTCGCGGCCGTTGCCGCCACGTTCGTCGGCGTCCAGATGGGCATCATCGGATCGCAGATGGTCCAGGGCCCTCAGGGCAAAGCAAGGGGCGGCCTGATCGAAGGCGGCTCCGGCCAAAAGGACGATGTCCCGATCATGGCCATGGGCGGCGAATTCATGATGAAACAGAGCGCCGTCAACAAGTACGGCGTCAATTTCATGGAGGCGCTCAACCGCGGGTTGATTCCCACGATGAATATCTCCATCCCGGCAATTCCGACGGCAGATCCCGGCCGGTCGCACTATGCCGAAGGTGGCCTGATCTCATCGCCGGAAGTCTCCGAAGGCGGCGGAAATGCGGTCGGCGACATCAGCCTCGTCAATATCGTCGATCCCCGGATGATCGACGCTTACATGGCTTCTCAGTCTGGAAGGCGAATGATCGTCAATGTCATCGGCAGCCAGGCATACGAAGTGCGGAGGTCGCTCGGACTGTAATGATCGTATTCGACTATGAACCGAACTGGCGGCATGAGCTCACCGCGGAATTCGCGTTCATGACAATTATTCAGGCATCGCGTCTCTTGAAGGAGCAGCGCAAACCGCTCCTGGCCACGATGAAGCGATCGCTCGAATGCACGTTCGACATCCCGCAGGACGCCTTTCGCCTGTTCAACGTGCTGCAGGCGGGACAGGCGGTCCCGTTCTATGTGCCGTGGTTCACCGAGCCGATTCTGCCTACCGGGACAGGCAACCTGAAGGGATTGACGAACATCCCCGTGACGGACTTTGTCAGCAACTACTGCACCAGGAACCTCGCCGCCGATTTCATGCTGATCGATGTCTCCGGCGCGGAACGCGGCGAGATCAAGACCAAGGCGAGTTTCACCGGGACGACGCAGATCACGTTCACGCAGAACGTCGCCGGCACGTTCCCGGCCGCGTCAACGGTGATTTATCCGGTGTTCTACGCGACATGCACAGGGAAGAAGCTGCGGGCCGCAACGGACAGCTATCTGCAATACGCGCTGACGTTCGAGGAGTATTTCTAA